AGACTCCTAGCATCACCAAAGTCACGCAAAGTGATGGACTCTATTCTCAATGCAGCACTCGATGATGATCATAAGAATCAAGCAGCTGCATGGAAACTCTTAATGGACAGAATGCTTCCTCTGTCTTACTTTGAGAAGGATAAAGTTGGTGGTGGTAAGAGTGCTATTAGTATTACGATAAGTGGTGTTGGTGAAACCACTATCTCCTCTTCAGACGAGCAGAATGGTACTGAAGAGTTTATAGAGGCAGAACGCGTTGATGATTGATCTAAAGTTTTTTAGCATAGACGAGTTTAACTGCCAGTATAGCGGTGAGAACGAAATGAAAGATACGTTCTTGCACAAGATAGATCAGTTAAGGTATATGTGTGGTTTTCCCTTTGTGATTACTTCAGGGTATCGCTCTGCTGACCACCCAATAGAAGCCAAAAAAGAAACACCGGGTACTCACGCTCAAGGCATTGCTGCTGACATCAAAGTCACCAACGGTGCGGAGAAGTACAAGATACTACAACATGCTATGGCTTTAGGGTTTACTGGTATTGGTATTGCTGACAGCTTTGTTCATGTAGACATTAGAAAGACAACCCCTGTTATTTGGACGTACAATTAACTAACACTTCCCAACAATCTCTCAATCGTGTATAAGATTAGGGGTAAATTAGCTCTGATTGTACTACCAATTCGGCAGAACTTCTCTAAATGACTGATCTCAAAGTAGAGCTACTTGACTGGCAGAAAGAAGTCTTTAATGACAACGCTAGGTTCAAGGTAATAGCTGCTGGTAGACGTACAGGCAAGTCTCGCCTAGCTGCTTGGATGTTAATCATCAACGCACTCCAAGCCGAAAGAGGTCATGTCTTTTACGTAGCTCCCACACAGGGGCAAGCGCGAGACATCATGTGGTCTACGCTGTTAGAACTAGGACATCCAGTCATAGCAGGTAGCCACATCAACAACCTTCAGATAAAGCTAGTCAATGGAGCTACTATCTCACTGAAGGGGGCTGACAGACCAGAGACTATGCGTGGTGTGTCGTTGAAGTTCTTGGTCATGGACGAGTACGCTGACATGAAGCCGGAGGTGTGGGAACAAATTCTACGCCCTGCTCTAGCTGACCAGAAAGGCTCTGCGCTTTTCATTGGTACACCGATGGGACGCAATCACTTCTACGAGCTGTACAAGTACGCTGAGTTAGGAGATGACGAAGACTTTAAGGCTTGGCACTTCACCAGCTACGACAACAACATCATAGACCCTTCTGAGATAGACAGAGCCAAACGCTCGATGTCTTCTTACGCATTCAGGCAGGAGTTCATGGCATCCTTTGAAGCTATGGGTTCTGAGATGTTCAAGGAAGACTGGATAACGTACAAAGAAGAAGAGCCTAGTGGCGGTGAGTATTACATAGCAGTTGACCTTGCTGGCTTTGAAGAAGTAGGTAAGAAACGCACAAAGAACACTAAGCTAGACTCGACAGCAATAGCAGTAGTTAAAGTACAAGACGATGGTGAGTGGTGGATAGCCAACATCATCACAGGTAGGTGGGACTTAAACACCACTGCTGAGAAGATACTACAGGCCGTACGAGACTACAAACCTATCTCGGTAGGGATAGAGAAGGGTATTGCTAGACAGGCTGTCATGTCCCCTCTAAGCGACTTGATGCGTAAGTATCAGGTGTTCTTCCGGGTAGATGAGTTATCACACGGAAACAGAAAAAAGACTGACAGGATTATGTGGTCTTTGCAGGGTCGGTTTGAGAACGGAGTAATCTCTCTGAACAAGGGAGAGTGGAACATGAAGTTCTTGGATGAACTCTTCCAGTTCCCTAACGACTTAGTTCACGATGATACAGTAGACGCTTTGTCTTATATCGACCAACTAGCAAATGTAGCTTACGGCATTGGTGATATGCCACAAGAAGACTATGAGTTCTTGGATGTAGTCTCAGGATATTGAACATGGCAGATACTTCATTAACAGAAGAGCAGCAAAAGTATTTTAAGTTTGTTAACGACTGGCATAAAAATACGGTAGCTAATAAAAAAGTAGCTAAAGACGGACAAGGAAGAAATGTCACTGTAAATGCTGTTGGACTTCCTATCGGCGATAAAATTTATATGGTTCCCGGTTACCTACCAGATACAGGAAAAATACTTACCGAGGATGAGGCATACAGTTATTGGAAAGACAAGATACCTCAATTAGAAAAAGAAGGGAAAATATCAGGAATTCCTAATAACTGGGTAGGAAGCGATATGAATCAGCATCCTGCTAATGTTATGGCGCGGAAAAATCATGAGTTTATGGATGAAGAAGAGATAAAAGAAGACGCTATAGCATACGATTATTCTAAGGTGGATAAATGAAAGAAAAAGAGATGTTCCTAGAAACGCTGGAGTCTTGGCTTGAAGTCAAGCTGGACGGTTGGCGTGACCACTTTGAAGCCAACTATGCAGAGAAGTTTGACGAATACTATCGCCTGTGGCGTGGTATCTGGTCTGCTGAAGACCGCACTAGGGACTCAGAGCGTTCAAGGATTATCAGCCCTGCACTACAACAGGCTGTCGAGTCTTCTGTAGCAGAGATTGAAGAAGCTACGTTTGGTCGTGGTAAGTGGTTTGACATTAAAGATGACCGCAATGACCCGGAGAAGGCTGACATTGTATACCTGCGTGAGCAGCTCCACGAAGACTTTTCACAGAACAAAGTCCGTAAAGCTGTCGCTGAGTCACTCATCAACGCTGCTGTGTTCGGTACTGGCATTGCCGAGATTGTCCTAGAAGACATTAAAGAGATGGTTCCTGC